GCCTACAGCTATATCACTTGACGTAGGCTTAGAAAGAGCTGTTTCACTCTTTTTTACTTTAATTACTACTGGCATAGTATTGTCCTATTAGCTATAAGTGCCGCCGTCTATAGTATTTGTCCAAGAAACAGTATCTGAAGATGCTGTATATAATAATACTTTATCTGTTGATCCACCGCCATCAACAGCTGTAAGTACGTTTGCGGTATTTGCTGCAAGTATAGATCCTTTGGCAACTGCTGACAGTCCTGTTCCACCGTCTGCAACTGCTAAATCTGTAATACCTGTAATTGACCCGCCAGTAATAGCAGTATTGCTATCTTCAAGATGTGCAACAAGTGTTGCTACAGCATATCCTGTTCCACTAGCATTTACAGTAGTAGTTGGTTCAGATTGTAAATTTTTAAATATTTTCCATTTTTGATCGCTTGCATCACGGAAAAATCCTGAATACTCATCTTGAGAACCGGAATCATCATAAAGTCCATAAAAACCAATGTCTATTGCGTCAGATGAATTATTTCCAGTTGCAAGAGATAGCATGGAGTCTGCTGCAGTAATCGTTGTAGAAGAAACAGTAGTAGTTGTTCCTGATACTGTAAGATTTCCAGTAATAGTTACATTATTTGGAAGTCCAATCGTAATTTTATTGTTTGATACAGCAGTTTCAATTTCATTTGCTGTACCTTCAAAAGTAAGAGTATCCGTTCCAACAGTAACAGTATCATTTGAACCGCTATCTGCTGCAATTGTTAAATCTGTGGGATTAGATATCCAGCTTAGTACACCCGATCCATTTGTAGATAGTATATGTCCATTGGTTACTGCGGCGGGAAGAGTATAAGTTAAATCAGAGCTAACGGATGCAGGAGATTTTAATGCTATGTAGTTAGTACCGTTAGCAGTAGCTTCAAAAAGTTGTACTTCGCCTTGAGCTTTTAATTTAATCTGATCAATAAAAGATCCAGAATCAACAAGTAAAGCACTACTTGCAGTTAACGTTCCAGCGGTATGATCAAGCATATCCGTAAAATGGGAACCACCAATAATTTCTGGAGTATTACCCCCACCATCGACATGTCCTATAGCGAGTCGTTTACCATAAGTACCCCCACTTCCATAAGCATAGAAAAGTTCTCCCTGTGCTACAGCGGTAGGCTTGCCCGTGCCGGTACTTCTTTTGATTTTCATTGTCTGAGACATTTATTATTGCTCCGAATATCCTAATAGGATCCTGCGTCTACCGTATCTGAGTCAGCTGAAATGTTTCCAACCATTATTGGAACCCATGCAAAATTTCCAGAACTTGTTTCTCTATAGACTTTAAGTTGGTCATCGTCGGTATCATACCATGTATCTCCCTCGGAAACTGTAGAACCTGTAGGAGCCGTTGTACCACGAAAATCTTGGTCTGCTAAGCCTTGTAATACTGTTTGTAAATTTGTTGATGCAATAGTATTATAGGGAGTAACAATTACGTTCTCTGCCGCGAGCTGACCCGGAACACTAATAGGTACTGCAAGAGTATAGGCTTGAACGTCTGTAACATCATCAGTAATTGAAACAGTTGTAGAAGTACCGGTTACACTAACTTGTGTAACGCTTTCCGTTATTTCTAGTGTAGTCTGAGTACTCATCGTGTTACTTCTGGTGTAAGGGTTACATCTCCTTGTAAAATTCTTTTTACAATTGCGTCATTTGCGGTAAAAATTTCTAAATCATAAACATATTGTCCAGCCGCTAGACTAGCACTAGTTGTCGCTGCAAGTTCCATTTTTAGAGCGCCTTCTGCCGCGTTTGTTTTTGTTATAGTAAAGGTAGCAGAAACAGAACTAGCAGTAACAGTAGTTCTCAGCTGGGCTCGACCTGTGTAGTTAGTCAAGTTTAAAGCTGATCCTGCCTCCTTGATTATCAAGTCTAGCGCAAAGCTAGAGCCTTGGTCGATTACTAAGTTATATGTTCCTGCGCTCATTTATATTTCTCCATGCTGAAATTATATCTCAAAGGACATAAATAGTCAAGTTTTATTTTTGAGGTGGTTATTATGTACCTAAATAACCAAGTTTTACTCGAATTGCCTGTTGATTGTTCACAGGATCTTCCTTTATAGTAATAAGTTTAGTATTTCCATCAATAACAATATTATTATTTGCTCCAATTGAAATTTTATCTCCACTATCAGTTCCTATTGTGCTTGCTCCAGAAATTGTTCCTGCAAATTCTGCAGTACCATCTGGTTGTACTCTAAATCCTTTTGTGGCTATTGCCCCAGTAGCTAAATTAAAGTAAGAACCTGTACTTGTAAAAGCTTCGCCAGTACCATTACTTGATGATACAGTATTATTTGCAACTTCAGCATCTGTGGACATTATTATTCCTGTTCTAACTTTTCCTCCATCAATAGTTGTTATATTATTTGTACCGCCCGCAGCCAAGTCTGTTTGCAGCTCTGTAAAAGTAACAAGACCTGTAAAACTTGTTCCTGGTGCTGGAGTTCCAAAAACTACAGAACCAGTGCCATCAGCAGTCCCATTAGTAACCGTTTCTGTTGCTGTAAAAGTAGCATAAAAAACGGTAGTTCGAGTGCCATCAGCTTGAGGAGGAGTAATACTCCAGTTATCTGCTGCTGTTGCAGAAGTAGTTCCCGCAGCAGGACCTCCTCCTATAGCAGGAGAAAATGAAGAGTCTGCGGCGGCGCCTCCAAAGGTAAAAGAACAAGACGGTAGATTACTTGAGGTAGGAGTTGTCCCAACTGCACCTTCCCAATACACATATCCAGTTACTATTCGAGGTGCATCATCTCCTTGAGCTCCTGCACCGCCTGTTGCACCTTCTCTAATTTTATTTATACTTGTGGTTGTAGTTGCTTGTAAAGTAGATGAGTTTCTTTCTTGAACTGTTATTGCAAAGTCTAAAGCTGTTCCACTACTATAAGAAATTGCTGTATTATCGTTAATAGTTCTAACATGTGTGAAACCTCCTGTAGTATCAGGATCTACAAAATCAGTAGTGGTGTTACCTCCACCCCCTGATTGATAATCTCCTGTAACTCTGAATACTGGATCAACAAAATTTACAGCATTTACAGTTATAGTAATACTACTATACTGGTTAGCAACCATAGAATCATCAGAACCATAGTTAATTGCTGTTATACTCGGAACAGCAGTAGCAGCTCTACCTCTTATACCGGCAATAACATCTATATGTTCTATTTCTGCAGTATAAGTAGTACCGTCTCTTTTAATTTCTACCATTATACCATCAGAAATAGGATTAGGATTATAGTGAGCTTTTGTAACAGTTTTTGTACTACTATTTGCAGTTATAGTAAGTGCTGAAGCGGAAGTATTTAATGCACGATCTGTAAAGAGTTTAGTATCAGAGTCAATATACGCAACTCTTGCAGCATATATCTTATCTGGGTCTCCGCCAGCATTTAAACGAATTATATCTCCAACAGTAAACGATGTTAAAAATCCAGCATCACCACCTGTTTTTGTAACAATATTATTACCAGCACCAGTAGGAACACTTACATTTGCATTAACATGAGTCCATCTATTTGCCTCTGCTGCATTCCCAGAACTTGGTGCATAATTAGTTACATCATACCAGACATCTAAATCAGTATTTTCAAAACTGATTAAGTTATATCCTGCTAAAAGAAGATAATCATGTGTAGCAATAGGAGTTCTATCAAAAACAATATAAGCTCTTGTTAGAGAGGCATGCTGCATTGATGCTAATTCTTGTGTATGAGTTGCAGCAGTAGTTGAGCTAGGATTAATTAGTACTGAAGATAGCTTATCCCCCTTACTTACCATTGCCCATGATTGAGCCGCCAGTTTAAAAGTTGAACTACTTATCTCAAAGTCTTCAAAGTCAGACTTTACACCAAGAGGAAGTTCAGAAATTCTTGGAATAGTTGTTGCATTTCCATAAGGATCATTTATTAAAATAGTTCTATATACCCAAGAACTTAACTTTTCATATCCTACTGCTCGTACTCCAATCTCATAAACACCATTTTCTAATGATAAAGGATACCTTAGCTCACCTGGATCATTAACTCGAATGAGTTCATTATCTGTTGTACTAGGTCTTACTTTAATATCATAGCCAGTAATATCTTCACTAAGAGTCCCGTCATCTGCTAATGGTCTCTCCCATTGTGCAATTATTTCATCTAGACCTCCCGGTACGGAGGCTCTTAATAAGTATAGATTCGGAGGAGCAGGACAAACTAAAGTGGCTTCTGGATAAACAACATCAGCTACATCTAGTTCGAACTCTCTATCGACCGATGAAAATTTAGCAGTAGTGTACTCTGCTGCAGTAAGTCCTATAGTTCCATCATCTTCTTCATTAATTCCAAGAACTTTATATTCTTTATAGGACTCATCAGAAGTTGCTCCTACATCTGTTTCGTGTTTAATCACCCATATTGAATCGGTAGAAAAAGAACCCGTAAATTCTGCAGCTTGAGTGCTACTCATACTATCAAAAGTAATAATAGTTTTTTCACCGCTATTGTTTACATCTGCTGAGTTAAATTTTCGAGTTTCTACAGTTGTGCCATTGACTAACTCAAGTAATAGACTATCTCCCTCACTAGACAAAGTTTCCGCTAATACTATATTCTTTCGAACTTGCTCATCAGTGAATCCAACTAATAAATTATCATAGACTAGTGCTGCATCAATTTCAGAAGTAGGAATATAAGCAGATTCAATTGTATCTCCTCGTACATAATTAGTTGTAACAGCAGGATCAGAAGTATCTGTAATTGAAGCACTATCTTGTGCTAATACTACTTTTCGTATATCAACTAAAGCCGATAAAGTATACGTTGAATTTGCATTAAGTGACCCTATATTTCTATCCAGGGTTAAAACTGTTGCACCACTTGAAACCGCAGATGCTGATATTCTACCAGAAAATAATATATCAAAATCATCTGTATTTTGAACATTAACTATATCACCTGGCTGTATAAATCCTGCATTTATACCAGTTTTAAAACTAATTATTTCTGTTTGATTTACAGCGGTAAAAAGTTTCCATTTACCATATCGTATTGCCTGTCCTTCAGAAGTACAACCAAATGCATTTGCATCTTCTTTAATTATTCGTCCAGTATCTAAAATATTTTGACGATCTTCAACAATTAAAGGTTCTAACTTAAAAGAAGACTTAGGATTATTCCATGAAACAATTACTTGATTAACTCTAGTTTTACTTCCTGTTGTCTCAACTTTTATCTCGTTATCAATAATATTTGCTTTACCAAAATTATAAATAGGAGGACTTGGAGAATCTTGAATAGTAAGTACTTGACCGCCCATCCAATATAGCATACCTCTAAATACAGTAGCCATATCTTTTAAAACTTTATAAGAGTCAGTAGCTTTTGTAAGATAAATATTAGCTCGAAAACGAGGTTCTGTTCCACCTTTTCCATCAGCAACTAATTCATCACAGTATTTTGCAATTTTATATAAAGCAAATTTATCTATATCACTTTCTTTCAAAAAGTGTCCAAGACCGTATCGATCATTGGTAAGCATGTCATAAAAGATCCATGCAGGATTATCCGTATAGTATAAGCCTCTAGATAGCCCACTTTGATTTGTTACATTTTCATCACTAAAACTTCCATCCCATAATTTTTTATACTCTGCTTCTAATAAAGAAGGATTACTGGTTAAATGACGAGGAGTATAGTTTGAGGGAATTTTTACTTTTTTACCTAGTACATCATAAGTTCGGACAGGAACTTGACTATAATCCCTAGAATTAAAAGTAACGGTTGCTAAAGCAGTATGAGGATAATTTAATTTTTCTTTAATAATTGCAACAATACTTACTAAAGCAGAACTGTCAATAGCCGAAGTATTTACTCTATCAAGTAATCTTACAATATTTCTTGATTCACCAGTATTTGGATCGTTATAATATTGAACAACACTAGCATCGTAGTTGTCTCCATTTGGATTATCAACTCCTGTGGGAGTAAGTCGAGTAAATAAAACTCGTATATCTTCATAGGGTTGAAAAGCTTCTAAGTTATTTATTAGTACATCTTTTGAAAAAGCAGTTTTTTGCTTAGCTTGGTCTGCAAGAGTTCTAATTATATATTGACCCTTTTTTACACGCCAAGCACCGTCTCTTTTAAAATATACGTGAATTTCGTGACCGGCTGCTTGTCTGTATAAGTCTCCTTGACCTCCTATATGATATAACCCAGAAGGATATCTATACTGAAGTCTTAATTGATCAATTTCTGCAATTTCTCCAGCGCTCATATTTGCACTGAAAGTAACTACTCTTGTTGCTAGCGTAATTCTACCAATAGTTTTATTTCCGCCACCTCCGTTTCCGCTTCCAGGAGACGTAACAGTTGTCCATGCTTCTGTTCCAACACTAGTTGAGAATGCATTACGAAAATATTCTGTTCCAGCTTGACCTGAATGATGTTGTCCAATTACTTGAAAAACTGCTGTATCCGACCCAGATAAGGTAACTGATTTACTTGCTACACCAACTCCTGCTAGTTGAACTAAAGGAGCTTGATTTATTGTTCCAGTTCTGAATTGTACGCTACTATCTTCTACTTTATATGTTGTATTATCTGCGGTATGAGTGCCACTTATAGCAAACTTTCTTTTAACAAGACCTGTAGTATATAAAGTATTATTAACAAGAGTTAATACTTTAGAAGCACTAATTTTTATTTGAAAGCAAACATCTACTGCTATTTCTACATCTGTACCTATATCTTTTTCAGGGTCAAATAAAAGTCCTAACCCTGTACCACTATGATTCAGAACTTCTAGTTTTGCAAAATTTTCAGAACCAGATGTTGAAGCACTTGCATTCTCAGTATCACGAATCTCACTTACAGTATATCTTTGCTGTCCTCCTTTACTTAGACCAGTTAATTTTTTTACTCTTACTCTATGTATTGCATTTGAAATATTTCCACTATCAGTTACATAACTATGTAAAAAACTATTATTGGAGTCTTTATCTTGAACTACAAGTATTGCAGGGTCTACTCCAACAACAGAACCTTGTGTAACTTGTAAAATTTTTGCATTTATAGTTTTAACATTATATATAAATATATACCGAGTTTCACCATCATCTGTTGCGGCTAATTCTGAAAAAGCTGAAGTTGTTGATACATCATTTTCAAAGACAGTTACCCCTGCGTTTGCTCCTGTTGCATTAACAGTAATAGTGTATTTTTCTGCAGAAAATACAGTTTCTTTAGTTTTGTCCCCAATTGGGTCTCCATCTAAAAATACAGATCCTTGATTCTCTGATAAACCTTCAATTTGTCCTTCAGAAATTAAATCTGTTATCGAAACTGTTTGAAATTTATTATTTAAACCTCGACGATACGCATTTGCAGAGGAAAACCTTCTTCTATCTCTTGATGTTATTGATGAAGTTGCCATTATCCAAAAATACTCCCAAATTGCCAAAATGTACTTAGATCTTGTGTATCTGGATCTCTCCATGTCAGTATATCTTCAGCTTCTCTAGTTGATGCTGGTTGACCGCTTATTGTATCAAAAACTATTGGTTGCCCTGGTATTCGTAAATTTCCATAAAGCACTGGTACAGGGTCTCCCTCAATAACATTTTGTTCTGCTCCATTAAACATATAAGAAGACTCCTGATCTGTATCCTTTGCAGGATCTGGAGCCATCATTTCCGAGAGCCCTGTCATTGCTAAATTTGTAGCAAGTCCCATTGCCATTGTTCCCATCATTCCTGCAGCACCTAATCCTGCACTGACTGCCCCCATGAAACCCCCGCCTGCAGTCATTGCACCGGTAAAACTAAAAGAAGTTGCTCCAAAAGTAGTGGCCGAAAGGCCTCCTACTTGAGTTACTGTTCCCATCATATAAGGCGCTGCTACAACGACAGCTATAACAGCTATTGCTGCGAGTATTTTTCCAAAACCTTTTGATCCTGCAGGAACAACAGTAACTGTTACGTCTCCTTCTTTTAAAGGAAGTAAAAGTTCAGGTTCATGCTCTATATTTTTATCCGCAACATCAATAACAAAACCTATATTTTTCTCATGACAATCAATTAAGTATTTTTTAAATCCATCATGGTTTGCATCTATACAACGAAAAATTTCTTGC